TGCATTCGGCTTTAACCTAGCAAGAGGCATCAAAACAGGCATGAACGATTTGGACGTCAGCCCCACTGCGGACGATTGCGTGAGGGTGTGCCTGACAGAGGAAGGGATCACGAGCTGTTGCAACGTGTCATCTTGGCACTTAGTGAAGTCGCATCGTCGGCAACTGCAGAATGCGAATGCAAAGAAAGCAGCGGACGCTTATAGGCACTAAAAAGCCCCAGCGGCCCGAATCGCTGAGGCTTTGAACCCACTCCCAATGAAGCCTGAGAACCCATTAACTCAGGCAACGTGCTGAGCGTAGCAGGTCAGCCGCTGCGGTCGATAAGCACTAAAAAACCCCAGCGATTGCCGTCGCTGAGGTCTGGGGCAACCTATGAATGAAGCATCGTAGCAGGTCAGCTCCTGCGGCGTTTTTGGAACCCTGTCCTAAATTTTCCAAATGTGGTTTGGGTGCCCCCGCCAATAGTTCTTTGACTGGCCTTTGATCTCTTGATTTGACTTATTGAGCTGCCCAGACCGCCAGTTCCTCTTAACTTCCTAACGGATTGGAGCTTTGACTGTCGGGATGCCTTTGTGCTCCCGAATGATGTCCTCCCGGAGAATATCTGACCTTTGTTGTCCGTGTAAAAGGGGCGGGTGCCAGATGCAGCGGCAGCGCGAGAAGGCATCAACCTGACTCGGCCTGGCGCATAAGACGCACCAGCCGAGCGCGACTGTCTTTTGACAGAAGATCTCAGGCTTGCCGTAGCTTCTCTTGAGCTTTTTCGTACTTGCTGCCGCTGAGCAACGACTTTTGAATTATTTTTTAGCGTGCTTCTTTTTGTAGGTTTTGCCAGCTTGCCTGCAATGTTTGCAACCATTTGGTCTCTGTTTAACCCTTTAGGGTTTTCCGGTCGCGATCCCTTTCCCTTTAGTTTCAGTCCTGCTGCTTTATTCATAAAATCCAAAGCTCTCGTTCTAGTTTCTCTTGTATTCCTTGATTTTGTTGTACGCGAAGACATTCCAATCGATTCTTTCCTTGAAGGGTCTTTTGATAGTCTTCCGATAATGCGATTAACTTTGTCAGCCGAGACTTTCTTCGACTTGCGCTTTGCTGCTGTCGGCTTCGCTGCGGCTGCCTTCGCTGCGCCAGGATCCCGCTTGATCTTCCCCTTGATGGCACCTGCAGGCTTGCTGCCGGTCTTTGCTTTTACCGTTTGAGTCGCCCGTTTCTTCCCACTTTTAGTTTTCAGCCTGCCACCGCGAGCAGTGGCGCCAGTCGTAGCAAACCGCCCAATTGAGTCACGGACGTACTTCCTGCCAGACCTACCGCCGCGCTTGGCCATTGTTCAACGTTTCGTTAATACAGTCTAATGCCGGTCCCACGTCCGGCCCTGCGGTGCAGTGGGTTCAGCTCTCTCCAAACGAGATAGCCTGCCGCGTCATTCATATGGTCATGGCCAGATTCCTTGTCAGGCTCCTGCCGCTCGTTGTACGCCTGCAGCTCTAGGCATTCGATCAGCCGTTTGCATCGTGGGTTGATCTGGATTCTGATTTCACCTTTCCCGTTCTCCAAAGCACCTTGAAAAGCAGAAACCCGATCAGCCACCCTGGGATTTGCCTTAGGCGATTGGTTGCTGATGCCATAGCTCGCAAGTATCTCCAGATCAGTCTTGGTCGCATTAGTCGAGCGGTTGCCACCTGAGGCATCTGGGTAGCCGTAAAGCGTGCGGCCTGGGTAACGAGCGCAGATCTCCTGTGCCAAGGCATCAGTGTCATGCGCTTGGCTGATCTCGTCGATGAAATGCAGGGCATTGCCAGACCGGATCGCCAGGGCTGCATTTGTATTGCCCACATTGAAATCAATGCCAATTCTCAGCGGCTCTTCTGGATCATCATCAACGTCGGCAACATGCTTGGCACGGTCAAACCGATCGTAAACAGTGCCGGTGGCCAGGTTTTGATAGATGCCCTCTAGGTAGGCGCGGCATTGCTCTTGGGTGTAACGGCTCAGCAGGTCATCGACGAAGCCCGGCCTGAGGTTGTGGGCATTATCTGCGGTCTTCATCCGTAGCAACGCTCTGCGCTTGCCCTCCCGTGCTGCATCAGTGCCGAACGTTTGATAATGGAACCCAAACCCTTCTGGCGTTGAGTAGCAGTGGAGCTGGTTGAAGTTTCCGACCCTGATACGGCCCAGGATCTTGTCATAGGCACGCTGAGCGATCGAGGCTTTCGCAGTATCAACCTCATCGATGATTGCGAAGGCCCAATCGTCGCCCACGATGCGCTGATAATTTTCAAACGACAGGCCAAGGATTGTTGAATCACCGCCTGGGAAGTGCAGCGTATGGCTTACATACGGCGCCACTCGTGGGGTGTATGGAATGCCGAAACTATCTAAGAAGTCCTCGAATTTCGGCGCCCAGATGCGGCGGACCATATCACTGGTTGGTTCCATCACACAGCCCACAAAGCCCTGATTCAAGGCGGCCATCTTGACTGCAACGGCATGAGCACAATAGGTCTTGCCGCTGCCATAGCCAGCGCTGATGCCGATCTCAGGGATGCTGGCCGGCGCTCCACCTTGCGACGCTGCGATAGCGCTTAACCGCTCTACCTCAAACGCGCTGAGCTGGCCAGGGTTGAGCGTTGCGGCGATGCGTTCTAGGAGATCATCAACGCTTCCAACTTCTAGCCCAGCGCTGCTGTCAATTATTGATTTTGATTCAGCAGCTGGGAGGATGCTCATTTCTCAAGAATGTGAGCGATTTTTGCCATCGTGTTAATGCAACCGAGAGCAACATGCGCTTGATTGCCATTCTTGCGGCATTCCTTTTGGAGTGATGCGAGCTGGCTTAATAACTCGGCGGTGAAGGTGCGGCGATCAATGTCCCAGTCAGCTTTGAGGACGTCACGAGCAGCCGCCATGTAGTTATCGGCTGTTGCTCGACCAACCCCCCATTCTCTCCTTGCATATTCCAAGACTTCAGACCGTACAGCGCCACTGCTGAGAAGCCTTGCTACGCGGTTGATGCGGTATTCCTTTTCAGCAGCAGTGGATTTCTTGCCCATCAGTCAGCATCCTGAATCTTGGTGCTGGCCTTCGAAAGATTGGAGCGTGAGGATCGGTGATGCTCCGTCGCTGTATCGGTGGTCCCGACATTCGCCTGCTTCTCACGCATGTTGCTTTCCCCACGGTACATCGAAGCTCCCATTTCTGCAATTTGCTTAAAGGGAATACATGGCACGGTTAAGCGTTCACGAGCTTTAGGGTTCAAAAAATAGAGATAGCGCATTTGAAAACCCTGTAATGGTTTCCAAGTGCGGAATTCGGAATCCATTTTTAAGTGATGCGCTTGCATTGCGTGCATGGGTTTATTGGTTGCTGGGTTTAATCGCAAAGAATGACTGTGGCGAATGTCTGTTAAAACAAAACCGGAAGCTCTATAAATGGTGCCGTCACCGCACTGGCAACCGTCAGCAAAGCTGATCAACCACTCAATGTGATGGTAATTCTTGCGGAGCAGCTTCATTGCAATAGAAATTGCACGGCTTTCACTGTTGCGCGGCAAACGTTCGCTAAATGCCATGCGATTCAACTCAATGAAGCCGTTCCACCGCGTGCCCTCGACAATGTTGATTGTGCCTTTTTTGCTTAGAGGCGGTCCGAACGACATCACGCCTTCGATGTGCCCCTGCCAAAAAACGCCCAGGTGAAGCTGACTATTGGGAACGACTTTCCCGCTGTAGTGCATTTTTTTGATCAGACGGTTGGCGTCCGTTGCCTTGATCGGCTTGACGATCAGATCCTTAGCTGAGGCCATGATCTGCTTTCCAGGTAAGAAACAATTCGCAGACGCGAGCAATCGCGTTGCCGTTACTGTTTTCGTTAATGGTGTCAACGAATGGCCCCATGTCCTTCGCGACTGTTACGGCCTCAGCCACGATTTCAGCCTGTTCATCGGACAGGGTGAAAGTTTGCTGTTGCAAGGGGCTTTTATCCGCATCACTTAGCTCTGGCATTTCGTCTAGGGCTTTAATGTCGTCGTCTAGCAGCCCTGCTAAATCCTCTTGATTGAACCAAGGCGTCAGGTCGTGCTCTTCAGAGAGCTGATGGAGCATTGCTTGGTCCCATTCGCTGAGATCAGCGGTGCGGTTGTCGGCTAGGGCAAGGCCAACCTTTTGCTCTTCTGACAGGCCGGTGCGCTTAACGGCGATGATCTCGTCACCGTCGGATTCGATGATGCGTACGTTTTTGATGCCTGCGGCTTTTGCCCCATCGATGGTGCCATTGCCAGCAAGGATGCGGTTGTCCTCGTCGATGACGATGGAGCGTGCGGCGCCATAACGCTGAAGCGATTCTTTAATCAACTCAGAGGAACGATCTGTCCTGCGTCGTGCATTTTTATGATCTGACTGCAATGAAGTTATTGAAGCCATTTTAACCAACTATTGCAAAATATTATAGCGCAGGCTCAATGGTAGCCCAAGTTCTGCCTGAGCGAATTTGGCGGATTGCATCAACTGAAACGTCGTATTGAAGCGC